GCGATAGTATATGCGTTTTACCTTGGATGCACTTATACATCAATCCGCAAGGGGTTGTAGGAACCTGTTGTGAGTTTAATGAAAACTATCCTTTAGGTAAAGTCGCAGATACCCCACTACACGAAATTGCTAACTCTGATGCGATGAAAACTGTAAGGTCACAGATGTTAGCCGGCCAACGACCAAGTATTTGTTCTGCTTGTTGGGTTAAGGAAGACGCTCAACTACCTTCTGCTAGACAGGGAGTTAATCAACAATTCTCACAACATTTATCTCTAATAGAGAAAACCAAAGATGACGGTGCATTTGAGGGTTTCAAATTACGTTATTTAGATTTTCGTGCTAGTAACGTGTGTAATTTAAAATGTAGGATGTGTGGCGGAAAATTCAGTAGTAGAATTGCTAAAGAAGAGAATGATTTATACAAAGACTCTACTTACGTTGACCTTAAACTAACCTCTGAAGAAATATATTCTACCCTAGATTATATTGAAGAAAATATTGACTATTTAGAGTCTGTGTACTTTGCAGGTGGTGAGCCATTGATCATGGAAGAGCATTATAAAATATTAGATTTGCTACTCAAGCATAATAAATCTGATATAAAAATAATATATAATACCAACTTAACACAGTTATCTTATAAAAAATACAATATCGTTGATTATTGGAAGAAATTTTCTAATATCACTGTCGGTGCAAGCATAGACCTAATAGGTCCGCAGGCTGGATATGTTCGATCAGGAACCGACTATGACGAACTTGAAGAGAATTATGAGAGCATAAAAGATCATGTGGGTTTTAACATTACTAGCATCGTCCACTTATGTAATATATTTAATTTACCTAAACTACAACAACACTGGATCGTCGATAAAAAACTAAATCCTAAAAATTTATCTTTCCGTGCATTGATCTACCCTGAGAATATGACTTTACAGGTATTGCCACCACCGTATAAAAAACTTGCTAGGGATAGTATAAACCAACATATTGTTTGGTTAGAATCTATTTCTGGCGCAGTATCTCTTGCAGAGACCTGGAAAAATGTGTTACACTATATGGATACAAAAGATCAAAGTCATTTGTTAAAGGATTTCTTTAGGTTAAATGATGATAAAGATAAAATTCGTAACGAACGATTTGAAGATGTGTTTCCAGAATATCGAGACCTAAGATCATATGTTTAAAATAAAATATCTAACAGTTAAAAACTTTATGAGCGTGGGTAATTCAACCCAGGCTGTTAACTTTGACCGCAAAGACCTTACATTGGTCTTGGGTGAAAACATTGACCTAGGTGGCGATGACACTGGTGCACGTAATGGCACTGGTAAGACTACTATCATCAATGCCTTGAGCTATGCCTTATATGGCACAGCACTTACTAACATACGTAAAGATAATCTGGTAAACAAAACCAACACCAAGGCCATGTTGGTCACTATTGACTTTGAGGTCAATGGCGTTGACTATAAGATCGAGCGTGGACGTAAACCCAATGTATTAAAATTCTATATAGGCGAACAGGAACAAGAAGCCAAAGACGACAACAGTCAAGGCGACAGCAGAGAAACGCAACAAGAAATTGAACGTTTATTGGGCATGAGTCATGAGATGTTCAAGCACGTGGTGGCTCTGAATACATATACAGAACCATTCCTAGCATTAAAGCCAAACGATCAGCGTGCTATAATCGAGCAACTGTTGGGTATTACCTTATTGAGTGAGAAAGCAGAACTACTCAAAGAGCAGAGTAAGGCTACAAGGGACGCCATTCAACAGGAAGAAGCCAACATCAAGGCAGTGGCTGATGCCAATAAGCGTATTGAAGAACAGATCGAAGCTACACAGCGTCGCCAGATGTTGTGGTTGACCAAACGTCGAGATGATGTCGCTAAATTACAGACGGCCTTAGATGAATTGCTTAAATTAGATATTGATGCAGAGATTCTAGCACACAAAGAGTTATCGGCTTATAATCAACGTCGTAAAGACCTTACAGATTTAGACAAGGCTATAGCACGTAGTGAGCAGGATCTATCTCGTGAAGTCAAAGGTATCGCTAACCTAACAGATGATATAGCTACTCTACGTGAGCACAAGTGTAATACTTGTAAACAAGATTTACATGATGAAAAACATATTGAACTATTAGCAATCAAAGAAAGCAAACTTCGTGATGCAGAAACACAGCAAGGAGTCCATGCTGGGGATTTAGAAGCATTAATAGCTGCCAAACTAGAACTTGGTGAGATTGGATCACAACCTAAAACGTTCTATGACAATGAAGGTCTTGCTATCCAACATCGCAGCAGTATCGCCAGCATACAAGAACAAATCACCAGCAAGACAGCAGAAGAAGATCCTTACACTGAACAGATCGCAGATATGAAAACAACTGCACTTGCTGAGATTGATTATACTAAGATGAATGAACTTAGCCGCATCAAAGATCATCAGGAATTCCTATACAAACTATTAACTAATAAAGATTCTTATATCCGTAAAAGAATCATCGATCAAAATCTGAGCTACTTGAACGCCAGACTAAGCCAATATCTTGACCGTATTGGCTTACCCCATACTGTGGTGTTTATGAATGACCTTAGTGTCAACATCACCGAACTAGGACGTGAGCTGGACTTTGACAATCTGAGTCGAGGTGAACGTAATCGTCTTATACTTTCACTGTCATGGAGTTTCCGTGATGTGTGGGAGTCATTGTATCAACCAATTAATTTATTGTTTATCGACGAATTGATTGATTCGGGTATGGATGCTAGTGGTGTAGAGAACGCCATGGCTATACTTAAGAAGATGTCTAGAGATGCACACAAATCAATTTGGTTAGTTTCGCACAGGGATGAGCTAGGTGGACGAGTAAATAATGTCTTAACTGTGGTAAAAGAAAATGGCTTTACCAGTTATAACACCGACGTTGACATTGCGTAATATATAATATAAAGCAAGGAGAAAAACATGGCAGGCGGAGCAACAGCAAGAGTTCACCCAAGTAAAAGACACAATCATCCACTACAGTATAAAAGTGGTAAACCTAGACTACGTCCATTAAATTTAACACAATTAACAGCATTAATAGACAAAACACAGCGTAAGAAAGATAAATCAAAAATCTCTAGAGAAATCGCTAGGAAACAAGCAAGATCAGCAGTATAATTTTTATAAAGGAAAATAAAATGGCAATTCATGATGATATTTTAGCAGCAGTGGAACTATACAAAGCAGAATCAGAAAAATTTGAAGGCAAAGGTGTTAAGGCTTCAGCGGCACGTGCTCGTGGCGCACTAGGTGATCTAGCTAAATTGGCTAAGGCTAGACGTGCAGAAATCCAAGAAAAGAAAAACGCACTGGGTTCTAAATAAATAACTCTATGTCATATGAATATCCCTGGACTTATCTTGGTAAAACTTTTGAGTCTGAGGATATTCTTGACAACTATGGTTTTATCTACAGAATAACAAATACCACAAATGGCTTTGATTATATTGGCCGCAAATATTTTACTACAGTCAAAAAGAGACCACCTCTAAAAGGCAAGAAAAACAAGCGCAGGGAAACAGTTGAAACTGATTGGAAAGACTATTGGGGTTCATCTGCTAGACTAGTTGAAGACATGGCTAGGCTAGGAAAGGACAAGTTTACACGTGAGATCATACATTTATGTAAGAGTCGCGGTGAAACAAACTACATGGAAGCGTACTATCAATTTAAGGAAGGTGTGCTGTTGAAAGAAAACAACTACAACGGTATCATACAGATTAAACTTGGTAAAGGCTCCGTAAAAGATTTAATAATAAACGAATAAAAAGCCCTATTGCAGATTAAGTTCTGTGTCATGAGGAGATGGTGCTCGCGTAATGGCCGCACTTGGAACAGATAGAGAAGACTATCTACATGACGGCACGTGCAGTTCTATAGGTGTAAAAACCAAATGATTTGGGCTCCGAAACAAACCGACCCAAGAGCTATTCATAGTTAGCTAACTATGGCTATGAATGCTACCGCCAGATAAATCTAGAGTAGGGAGTACAGGCTGACCGCTTCCGTGTATGTGATTACAATCTCTTCTAGTTAGTGTGCGAACAGGACTCAGATAAAGTTCATCGTTGCAATTTGCCTCGGATAGGTAAATTGTGACTGAAGGATCTAGATAAAGCATTAAGAACTTACATTAATCA